GCTTATAGATATGGTGGTTATAGTAAAACAGATATTGGTAAATCTGTAAACAGAATACACGCTACAATTATTAATTTACTTAATAATTATGAAAACATTAGCGAGTATGATGAAAATTTTAAAGAACATTACAAGAAAGGACTTTCTATTTTTAAGTCTCTTGAAAAAAATAAAGGTAAAAAATCAAGTATAGTTGACATACTGCTTGAAACAAATAGTATTTTGAGAAAAAAACTAACACATAGCGATAATGAAAGAATACGCTATGAAGAAAAAGTAAAACATTTAGAAAGTAAATTAACTAACATTAGTAAACAATTGATATGAGTATTGAAACAAAAACAAAAAAGAAAATTAACATTGACGGAACAGAAGTAAAAGTAGATTTAAAAGTTTACAAAGTTTTACAAAATTTGACCGAAGCATTAAGATCACATGAAGTAGCTATATTGACTTGGGTGCATAAGCTATACAATACTAAAAAACGTCATAATGATGACGAAAAAGGATTGTATCAATATGCGATGACAATACCTGGTGCTAGTGATATATTAACCAGAATGAAAGCAATAGACATTGAAAATGATGAAAAAAGCAAACAACAGCCAGTTGATGGAGTCGAAGATAAGACTACAGATGCAGGAGCTAACGGATCTTCTAATTAGAAAGAATAAAGCTTACGGTAACTCTGCAACACATCCAGCGAATATATTTTCAAAAGGTAATGCTGTTGATAGTTTATGTGCACGTATTGACGATAAGTTGATGCGAATATCAAATAAAGGCATTAATCCAGACACAATGGATACAATAGATGATTTAATTGGATATTTATGTTTGTTAAAAATTGCTTTATCAGATGTCAATATCTATGAAGTTAAATAACTATCTTTGTATTTCTTTCAGGACTTTCTGTCCTTTGTGTCTTATAGTTTTTTTTGTTGGTTGTCAAGATCCCTGGTTCTCCAGGGATTTTGGCATACCATATATACTATAGATAAAATATTTAAATCTTATGAATTGGAACAGTAAAACTAAAGATTGGACAGAGATAAGAAATCTGTCATTAGTTGAGTTAGCTAATAAAGCTAAAAAACTTAAAGAAAGTGGCATGTCTGTAAAGAGCATAGCCAAAGTCTTAGGTAAAAGCGAAAGTAGAATTAGAGAATATTTATTAAATAAGTAAATCATGGATTACTTTATATATGCAAGAAATAGAATTTTGGCAAATAAACAAAATAGAATCATTGTTACAACTTTGCCCATATAGCGAAGAACACAAAGAACATATCTTGAACAATATACCTGAAACAAAGGAAGAAGCTAATGAGCTACTAAGTGAATTATGGTTTGACCATATACCTAGAGATCCAAGAGATCAATTTAATAAAATGATTACTATGAATACATTAGTAAAACAAGATTACAAATATTCTTATATTTGTAAAGATTGTGGTGAACATTTTGAATCACCACAAAAAGAGACATTATGCGCTGAATGTCTGAGTCCAAACATAAAGAACTATAACAAATGAGTAAGAGCACAATTGTTTTTGAAGGCGGTATTGATAATATACGCACTTTAGCCGACAACTCTGTACGTGTCAGTATTGGCACTCCAGAACTAACAGCAGAAATCGTAGGTAATATGTATAGTATGCTGAAACAACCAGGTTATGTAGTGATATCTACAAAGCCAATATCACAACAACAGATCGATGCCGTAGAAGAGGCAACTGTTGATAGAGAGTTTGATACAAAAACACCATCACAAAGATTGCGTAGCACTTTGTACATATTATGGGAACAAACACAACCTCAGGAAATTTCGTCTGACGGATCTACAATATATGTAGATTTTGACATATTTTATAAACGAAAGATGAATGAACTAATCAGATTTATTAAAGACAAATTAGTATGACAAATAAAGGTAAATTATTGAACTACAGAAGGTGGCTTTTGAAACAACTTAAAAAAGTTGATGATAAATTATTATCTTTGTACAGCAAATCACCATATAAAAGATGAAAGCAAAAACAAGTGAAATACTATACAAGGCTCATAAAATTATGACCGAAGTAAATTATGAAGGTGTTTCTAAGACTGCTAGAGAAAAAGCAAAAAGAGATGCCAGAAAATTGTACAAGCTCATAAAAAAAGTTGATCCTGTTGTTTACGAAAGATTAAAAGCAGAGCTTGATTAACGAGAGTAAGAGTTACACTTAAAAACTTAACAAGGGTAATTAAAGTGGTTGTACATAAATATTGTATTACCATTTAATATTATGAAAAATTCATAGGGGTGAAATATCCCCTGTGAATTACTTAAACTTGTACATTATAATTAATCTTAGCCTGAACGCCATTATACTTACTCCATACAAAAGCCGAAGCTCTTTTTATATTTCCCACATAACCCTTATCATCATGCCATCTATCTGTCGCAGACATTGACGACAGATTTCTTACTGTCAATCCATTTAATTCTTCCACAGCCTGCAACTTCATAGACTTATTAGTGTGTAAATGACCTCTATGTACTTCAACATAATCTACTTTACTCCATATACTTCTATATCTTTGAGAAACAATTCCTGGTAAATCTGATGTTTTAGGTCCATTTCCGTGATCGTTTATAATTAAACACTTACCATATAAGTAATGCTTCATCATACAGTCTGTATTATCTACAGTCACATTATCATTTGACTCATAGAATAATTCTAAAGCATCGCCTATATGCATCATAGACTCTCTATCGTGATTTCCTGGAACTATGCATACATGAACCTTAGCCATTGTCGAAAGTATGTTTACGCACTCTACAATAAGTTTACGACCTGCTCTATATATATCTATATGATTATTAGTATTTTCTTGCGGTGTACCTTTTGTAGTAGTTGGTATTGGGAAATCTCTATCTGAATTTAAAAAATCATTACCTACAATAAATAATATTTGATTGATAAAAAAACCAGAAGACCTTTGCATTAAATGTTCTAAAGATGATAACATTCTTTCCCTAGCTATATCTAAATTATACTCATCTCCTTTTATACCTATTTTTCCTAAATGTAAATCTGTAGCATTTATTTCAAGTAGGTGTGGATTATCATCATAAAAATCATTATTAAAATTATGCTTTGGTATATGACCAAAAAGAGGAGTCAAGTCTTCGACCAGCTCCTCTCTTATCTTTTTGATATTAAGCATTGGATTAATCTTTTTTAACCATGCTTTAGTACGATACATCGTAACTGTTATTGGTTTCCTGTCATTATCAAATCCAGTAACCTCATAAGTTCCTATATCGTACTTATCAACCTCCCATACACTTAAGTCAACTTTACATGCTTTTAATAAATTATCAAGACTCTTTACTCTTTTGCTGTCTTCACAAGTTGCAGTAGCTCCATTTTGATTTTCAGTAAATACAATTTTTTCTTCTGTCTTTGCATTACTTGCTTCATGCCCAAGATTAAACTGCTTTCTTAAACGTCTTGCTATAGCTCTAACTCTTTCATAATTAGTTCCAAACATTGCAGCAGTAGCTGCATAATTTTTTCTTAGTAAATCAGGATTTTGTATTAAATACCTTTTAATTTTCTCATTTACATTTGTAGGATCGAATGTCATTTTTTTTGTTATTATAGTTTTTCTTTTACTCCATAACCGTGCTGCGATTTAAACTGCACGCTTATTGGTTTGTAAGATTCTAAATTTTTCTTTTTATTATAACAACGTTTTGCTCTATTTATTAAGAAATCATTGTTAATAACTTCAGTAGTATTAAATCCTTTTACTACAACGTCATAAACCTTAAACTTACTTCCTTTTTTATTTTTAAACTCCCAATCACTAAGCCAGATTGGTACTTCAAATTTTAGCATTATTTTAAAACAGTTACATCAAGCTGACCTTGATTAGCGATTTTGTGAATATACAAATAAAATGGTTGTGTACCAGCAATAATTTTTTGTGTAGTACCAACTAACTCAGAAAATGATAATTGTTTTGGATTAGCAGGACTAACACCAGCTTGTGCTAATATAATATTTACTCCTAGAAATACAGTATCTTTAGATCCCAGTATTACTTTATTTGGTTCTGATGAAGTAATTTTTGTAATATCTACTCTGGATAATAATAAATTAAAAGTAAGACTTTGTGTAGTATTACCATTTACAAATAAAATATCTCTAAATCTTCCTTCTCTTACACTATCAAATATTTTTGTATAAGGTTTTCCACTATCATCAGTAAACGGTACATTCTTATATATACCTATACCACCAGCTGTTGTTTCCTCAGTATTAATTACAATATTATTTTGTTGTTGAGATACCCCAGCACTAGCTGCCGCTGTTCTTAAATTCGATCCTTGCTGTGTATTTTGAACTATTGGTGCTGGTCTTGACTGTGTAGTGAATTGTGCAGAAGCTGGAACTGCTCCAGATCTTGGAACAAACTGTTGGCCTTTAGCCAACTCAATTTCTTTAAGTTTTTTTATCCTATCAGACTCATATCTGTTTCTACCTTTTTCATATTCTGCCATCGTAATCTACGTATTTAATAGTTACTTCTTCACCTTTTTTAATAGCGTTTGCAATTCTAGGATAAATTCTTTTGTACGCATTTCTACTTTTGCCCACGAATCCATCAGGCAACGCTGTATTATTTTCCTGAGAATCACCGACAATAAGACAGCCAGCAGTATGTTCATCAGTGTTTCCAGTATGAATAAGAATATACTCAAAATTAGGAACATCAACGATATGTAACATACCAATATGTATATCAGGATATTTTTTACTATATCTATTATGAAACCCACCTTCTTTCCTGAGTTCAATATTGTAAATACCTTCAGGTATTCTTGTTTCGCCTTTAACTTTAATAGCCCTGTGTTCATCTTCTAATGTATAACAAAGAAATTGTTTACCTATGTCTGTAACTTCAAAAAGCAGACCGTTTGTACAATCTGCTTCTGAACTAAATCTTAATACTAATAATTGCATTATGCGTCTAATGCATCACATAAAACAAATTCAGCTTTTTGTGCTGCTGTTGCTGCATCTAAATCTAAATTAGTTGAACTATCTCCTGCACCATCAATATCAATAGGTGCAAACATTCCCTCACCTGGTTTTAAATCTGCGATAATATCACCATCAGGTTTTACAGAGATAGCATAATCTGTATCTACATTTTTAATAAGAGCGTAAATTCTATCTTTATTATGCAATGCAATATTTATTGTATCATCTGATGTTCCAGCTAATACCTGACCAGCAGTAATAGCTTGTGAAGATGTATTTGATGTAGATGCAAAACTTGGTGCAAAAGTAAATACTACTGTTCCATTTTGATCTGTTAATGTAAATGTTGCATTAACACTTACTGAGGTTGATTGAGTTGCCATATTCTATTTATTAAGCGTTAGCGTCTATTTCTACAGCAAAGTATTCTACTGTAACAGCTGCTGTATTAGCACGAGCTGTAGTAGTTCCTGTGCCTCTAATAATTGTAAACAAAAATTCACCTGGTTCTAAAACTCCTATAATATCGTTATCTGTACTAGCACCATCATAAACTGTTACATAATTAGTATCATCCATGTTTTTAACATAGATTAATCTTCCATATCCAGGTGCAGCCATAATTGTTGCATCAGATCCAGTTGGTACATCAATACGACCAGAAGCAATTTGATCTACTCCCGTAATGTTTAATTGAAAAGATGATCCAATTGATTGTGAATATCCAGTTAATGAAGTAGCAGTCATATTGATACTACCATTGAATGTATAATTTTGAGCCATTTTATTATTTTTTTACAAATATAATTAAATTAATAATTACTTTGTTGGTTAGTATTAAAAGTTTGGACAGCTGTACCTGAAGAATTTTGATTAACATTTTGATCAAATCCACTAGCAGATGAAGCTGCCGCGCCATGTGTTGTTCCAGCCATATATCCAATTACACCATTAAAGACGTGTGTATGATAACCAACTAATCCATTTGCTTGTCCATAATCTAAAGCTTCTTGTATGGTACTAAACAATGGTGCTCCGTCTATATAAGTTAAAATAGGCATTATATTATTTTTTTAAGTTCTGCACATTTTTCATACTCTTCAACTTCAATAAAATAATCTATCATTCTATTAATTGTTAAAGCCCAACCTTCTTCAGTTTTAATTTCTTCTGGATCAAAAGATAAAAAAACATGTTCTTTTTTACCATCTATTAAATCGTCTATAGTTATGTCACCTATAAGAATATGATAACCATTATTCATGGCAATATCTAACTCTTCGTAACCAAGTTCTTTATTAATCATGTTGTTCATTTAATCTTGACATTCTTGCTCCGCAACAACACATATTTTTATCAGCCATTGCACCACGATACCTCATTCCATGTTCAGCTTTTTTCTTTTTATATCTACTAACTCTACCCTTCTCTTTTTTTTCTTTAGCTGCTCTAGATTTTTCATATTTAGAAAGTTCAGACCAAGTAGAGGGTGTATCTTTAGTTATACGTTTAGTAGGGCGAAAAGTATTTTCACCACCGCTATAATCTTTTTTACCACGAGGTGTACGCCAGTCTTCTTTAAACCAACGCTTTAATCTCAATCCAGCTTTTGTTTTTCTAACAGCCATATTAATCGTGTTGTGTATATCTGCCACCAGCACTATACTCTACCTTCATACCGTGTGCAGCCTTCTTTTTCTTAGATTTATTTCCCCAATTAGCAGCTCCTACTTTACGACACTTAGCCATTGCACCACTTCTGTAGGCAGATGTCTTAGGTCCGTAACGAGCTACAACTTTATGATAACAAGCGTCTTTAGGCATTTTTTCTTTTTTTACGTAGGGCTTCTTTACCCTTTTTAAATATACTAACTACTTGGGTTTTACCCATTACTTTTGCTCTTTGTTCCCCAACAGTTAAAATTTGTATCTTCCTAGCATACGGTTTACTAATTCTTTTAACCTTAGCCACAGTAGCCCTAGCGTCAGAAGGTGTGGCAAAACGTATACTAACAGTATCCTTTGGATTTTCATCCGTATATAATCTCCTACCACTACCCTTTGGTTTTTTACCTGTACCTTTTTTAGGATCTTTACTTTTTCTTTTTGCTGGCATTTTTGTGTACTTTTTGAATATCAAAACTAGCAGATAATGATGCACCTTTGTGTGGTTTATATCCACCAGCAGGATTTTTCATTAACTTATAGTTATTGTTCCCTTTTTTCATCCAATGAAAACCAGCAGGTGCTTTGACAGATTTTTTCGCCATATTTTAACTATGTTGTGTAAGTGGAAAACGACAACCATCTTGACAATTCCATTTACGTAATGATTTATTAATTCTTGAATTAGGATCTCTTCTTGTTTTAGCAGATGTAAGTTTAGCTTTCATCCCTTTCATTCTAGCACAAAACGACTTTCTACGCTTAGCAGCCTTAGAACCTTTTTTTAATTTAGAAGGTTTAGTAGTAACAGCAGTCTTTAATTTAGATCCAGGATTAGCTCTACGATAAGATGCTACACCTTTTTTATTAAGACCACCTGATGGGCTTTTGCCCTCTTTACGTTGCCATGCTGGAGTTTTTGCCATTTTATTTTAATTCAGTATTGTTCTTTTTGCTACTCCCACCAAAGAAAAAGTCAATAATAGTATTAACCTTCGCAGACATAGCACCAAAGATAGTTGAAATAAAGCTAATTTCAAACTCTCCAAGATCTAAACTTTTTGTAACAAAATACTGGAACATTACAAAAGTAATTCCAAAATAAGCTACAGTAAATAAGGTAGCTAAAAGCTTTTGTATTAACGCATCATCTTTGTATAAATCTCTTGCAGACTTTCTATCTTCAACTTCTTTTTCAAAAGCTTCACGTTCTGCTTGTAACAAAACTTTTTTTAATTCTAGTTTTGCTTGTTCTCTTTCTTCATCAGTTGTAATTACTTCATCAAGTATGCCTTCTGCATTCTCTACAACCTTACCAAATAAACCACTAAATATATTACTAAGAGCCACAGCTTGGACAAATTTCTGGGTTATCAATATCACATCCGCTTTCCTCACACTCTTCTAAATTTTCAAAATATATATCTATATCGTCTAATTCGTTAAGCCAATCATTAAAATCAAAATCACTATTATTGTAATCTGTATTTGTTTGATTGCAATCACAAAACGTTTTTGTGCACGATTCAGTATTTTTACAAGTTTTATTCATTATTTACAATTTTTAATACTTACTATTTCTTTTTATAAATCAATGATACTATCTTCATTCTAATTTATAATCTTTATATTCTTTTCAAGCCTTTGTTCAAGAACTTTTATATCTTCTTCTAGTTGACCTATTTGACTGTAAGCTACACCCATAGTAAATATCACACCTATAATCCAAATGATATTACCAATAGATACTTCTAAGCTTTTAGTGATCATTTTCTATTACCCTATAAATATTTTAGCTAGCGCAGCAGCTACAGCAGCATACAAAACCCATATAGCTTTAGACATAGTTTTTCTAGCAGATGTATTTTGATTAACTCTTGAAGCTATACCTCCATCAGGATCAAGTAGCTGCTTAGTAAGCATGTCTAACTTTTCATCCATCTTATCAAGCTTCTTATCCATTTGATCCATACGTTGTTCCATTAATGCTATTTGCTTTTCCATTTCAATATATTATAAAAATTCTTCAGGTATTTCATCTACACATAAGTTTTTATTTTCCTGAGTTAACATCTCATAGCATTCTTGTGGAACAAAAATCATAAATTTATTTATTGTTGTAGAAGCTACTATATCTGATGTTGTATCTGTTTTAGTATCACTATTTGGATAATTATAATAATCATCCATATTTGATAATATTTCAATACATTTTTCCATTGATGATACTAAATACTTCATAATCTATCGTGTATATTATGTCTTAATGCTAATATGTTTAATATTTCATCTTGATCTGCAGAAGTAACTGCATAATCATACATTACTATTTCATGTAAAATACCATCAAATGGCGAAGTTATACCAGCTTGCACACCAAATCTATTTATGTCAATAGGATTTTCAAAACTTGTTTCGGTATCTGTATGCGTTAATGTTGAAGTAACATCACCTGCTGCAGTAACCAGTTTTACAGTAACATCTTCTGAATCTCTATGAAACATCAATATATTCAACTCATCTTCTTCTAATAAATTACCACCAGGTAAAGTTAATAAGTGATCATTTCCTGATGTCCTTCCTCTAAATCTAATTTTAGTTCCATTATTTTGAACTCTAATAAAATTATTTGCGCTTGTCGATGATCCAAAAAAAGTATTATTTGAACTTAAATCTGTTGGAGTAATAACTATAAAAAAACAAAAATCATCAAACTCTACAAATCCACCACTTCTTTCATTGAACATTTCAAATCTATGCGGAACACTAGAGTTGAAATCTAAAAAACCATTATTTAATGCTGGCTGAAATGCAGCATTTGATTGATAAAATTCTCTTTGTTTGTCTGTATTGCCAGAAACACTTTTAGCTTGATTTTCCCAATCAGATACATTTGAACCATTTAAAACAATACCCGCACCACGGATAGCGTGTAATTGTAACCCACCTACAGATCCACCAGGAGCTTTAATGTCACTCAAATATAATGGTTTGAATGCACTAGAAACTTCTAATCCGTAGTGTAGTCCTAAATGCATATTAAGTAGCTGATGTAGAAAGACCTGGATGCGCTCCTGTAGCTGGTGCTACATAACATATTGCCTTACCTGTGTTAAGTGTTACAGCAGTCCATCTGCCATATATTGTAACTCCCTTTGGAAAAGTATCTCCACTAACTAAAGCTTTACCAAAACCAGGATTTTTTGCTGCATTAATTTCTATGTAAGCAGAAGCATTACCTGATTGTTTATAAGCTGTTAAAGCAGTAAATGTACTATCATCTATAAATGTAATAGCTACACAATGATGATCTGAATCGGTTGTTAAATTTTGTAAAGCTTCGTCAGCTGATGATGCATCTAAATATGCACTTCCAAAATAACCTGTTGATACTGAAAATAAATCGTTTACGTTTGCCATAATATTATGTTGTTGCAGCTGTTGCTGTATTATCTTTGTATGCCATTACAGAACCAGCATGCAGTTTAATTGAAGTGAAATTACCATACAACATTGTTCCTTTTGCAAACGCTTCTGCATTGCCAACAGTTGCATTTTTAAAAGCATCACCATCTAATGAAGGAACATTTGTTGTTTGATAAGTTGTTTCACTATCAAATTTAGTGTCGTCTTCTAATACTTCTACTAGAAACCATTTACCATTATACTGTGTGGTACTATTGATAAATGTTTGTCCAAACCTTCCAAAACGATATTGAAATAAATCTGTTGTATTAGCCATTTTTTCTAATTTTTACAAATATAATAATTTTATTTCTCTAAAAGAGGCTCTGTTACAGCTTTAAAAGGTAATATCTTACGAGCAGTACCACGAGCTTTTAGATCTCCTCTATCACCAAATTTACTATCTCTTTGATACCTTTCAAATGTAATAAGTTCTTTACTAAATTGCAACGCATTTCTACCAGTTGATATAGATGCAGGAGGCAAAGTATAATTTACAAATCGTTTAGTATCTGTAAATATTAATGCATCATTGCTTAACTTCTGTACACTTTTACTATAAACTTCATCATCATCTGACAAACCTCCTAACATTAATAATAATGCAGTTAATCCAACACCTCTTAAAAACGCTTTAATTGCATTTTGCTCAAACTCTTCCAAATTATTAAATTCTTCTCTCATGTTTAATAAAGACTTTTCTCCTTTAAACATATCATTCACAAAGTTATAAGCAGCTCTGTAGGAACCTATTTCTTTTTCTCCAAATCTATTAATATCTTCTTGCTTTAATCTATTGTAAGCTAATGTAATAAACCAACGTTTGAACTGTTGAGCAGCAACACCTAAAGAATACATACCTAACAATCTTTGATCTAACTGCGTATAACCTTCACCATGCAATGTAGATATTTTACTATTTATTTGCATTACTCTTTCTTCAGAAATTTCTTCTGATTCATATTCTTCTTGCGTTAGTTCTCCTAAAAAGGCAGAGCCTTGTATCCAAAATTCTGACAATTCCATTGGCAAATATGCAAGCTGTTCTATTTTAGAAAACTCATCTCTTTGACCAACAACATCTGTAAAGGTTAGCTCAACTATTCTATACTTTTTAAGAATACGTTTTGCTTTCCAGTCTTTATCTGTAAAAGATGTCCAAAATCTTTTTTCGCCTAATACAAATTGTTTACCCCCTCTGCTTCTTAACTCTTGATACTTACCAGCTAGAATATTACCTACACCAACAGCACCACTAAATCCTAAATGTATAAGAGCAGTCCATCTTACCATAAACTGTGTTACCTTATCAAAGGTTTCTCCAAATGGTGAAGCTTGTCTTTCATTTCTTAAAAAACCTTGTCTCCAAACTTTAGTTACATACTCGGCTGTATTTTTGTTGCCCATTTGTTTATTTACTGCAATGACAGCATCAACTAATGTTGAAACATCATTCATACCTCTAAAGTTTCCATGACCATGTACAAATACTACAGACCTTACATATTGACGTAAATTTTCAGCTATATCAAATGATGTAAGCTCTTTAGCTCTAACAGTTCTACTAGCATTAAATCTACTAAATAGACCACCTTCCATAAGAGTATCCATTTCTAAATCAGTAGCAACTATAGGATCTCCATCTTCATGTACACCTAATTTTAATTGTGCCTCAGCTTTTGATTTTAATTTTCTAAGCTCATTTATTTTTCTTGTAGAAGGCATTGTCAATTGACCGCCTTCAGATAAATAAAGGTCTTTCCAATATCCAAATGATTGAGATACTCTTTTACCATTTGGTGAAGTTCCAAACACTCTAACATTATCTATATTAGATGTTGATCCTAAATAATTTGCATATAATCCTAATAAACCTCTTGCAGATAAAGCTTCAAGATTGCCCATTTGAACGTGTGGTATATAGTATTCACCCATTCCATTTTTACCAAGTTGTTTACGGAAAATTTCCGTAATCTCCATATACTTATTATAAAAGTCTAGTTCTTGTTGACTAGGATTATTTTGCATTAATTGTGATCTTGTAACAAGTTTTAATCCATTATCTGTTTGTGTAAACATTTTACCGTATAGCTCTTGTTGTCTAGCTCTTAGATTAAATACACCTTTCAACATACCACCCTTACTTCTTTTTAATGCTTTATCTACAACATTTATTTCATCAATTAAACCTTTAACCTCTCTAATATATTTACGATACTCTATCTCTATTTCATTAATCATTTCCTGCACTTCTGGTCTATCTGATGTCATGTTATTAGAACCAAACCATTTTCTTATTGTAGATATGTCTTCTTCTCCAACAGTAAAAGTTTTTCCTGTTTTATTTGCAATCTTTTGCGATTGTTTTATCATAGCTTTTTTACCTATAGCTAAATGTATCTTATGCAAAAGTCTTGGACTAGCTAATTCATCTTCAAAATCTTGTATTTTTCTAGCTTCGTCATATAGCTTATTAATACTTAACTTATCTAAATCTCCTAATCTTTTTTCAGCGGCATCTATATTTGAAACAGAGTCTTGATATTTTTTATATCTATCTTCAAAATATGTTTTAATTTTTGGCTCTGCTTTATTTACAGCACTTGGACTATATCCTAAAAATTTTAAATACTCTGAATAAGATAAAACTTGATTAAGCTCTGATAAATGATCTTGATAAAATTCTCTTTTATTCAACTTAAATTTTGCTGTATTATTTGGCTCAAACGTTGTTTGACTTTTTAGATTTTGTTTTTCTTTTTCAGATACCTTAGTTTGTTCTTCATCTTTAAATAGCTTATTATGCTTTACTATTAATTCATTTGCTTTGTCAACTACAGCTGGATCATCTATTGATAAATTATTATTAATTTCTTTTTCAAGTAAATTATCTAACATCTCAAATTTAGACCTTGTGTAATCTATTGAAAACAAAGGAGTTAAAGATTTACCTTTAAAGCCAAAACCATTTTTTAAATAATCATATTGTAAAAGTGCATCTTTGATTTCTGTAGGTAGTTCAGTAAATTCATTACGAGCTTGTTGCAATGTTTCTTCAACCGAAAATTTATTAATGCTTACAGGATTAACTGTAATACTATTTTGGAAATAATCGTTGCCCTCTATGTTACTTAATAGCAAATAGTTTTTTACAAAATTTGTGCCTGGTCCTTTACTGTAATCTTCAAGTGTTTTATAAACTTCAGTTAGTTTTAAATTATTAAGATTTAATAAAGGCATTGCTTCCGATACTTTCATTAAATAATAGTCCTGAATAAGCTGTCTATGCTCGTATCGTGTAAAGTCCAACTTAATGTTTCTAGTGCTTTCTATATACTCAATAACTTGTCTTGCTTCAGGAGTGTACATAAACGTAGTAGATTTTTGTCTATCTACTTGTTTTTGTAATAAGTCAATTGAATGTTTAACTAATGGATCACTTCTAAAATTACCTAACGTATTTGGATTTAAGAAACTACCTTTTCTATCCTCAGTTATAGTATTAATTAATCTTTGAGCATCATGTCCGTGAACTGGTATTGATTTGTGTACAGATAAAGCTTTACCAATGCTAAATATTTCATCTGTAAGTTTCTCTGTTTTATAAAGTAAATCAAACAAACTTTCTTCTGTATTTTGATTTTTAGATTTAAGTTTATTTATATCTAAATTTACATCTCCAGACCTAGCAAACGACTGTATCTTTTTTCTAGCTTCTTTTTTTGATACTTTAAAATACTCGCTATAAGCATTTATTACAGCCTGATTAGGGTTACTTGTGGTCATAATAGATTGATCGCCTCTATGCTTATCGTAAAGCTTAACAATGGGATGATTCATTATTATTGACACATCTTTTATGCTTATACCATTTCTACCTAAAAATGTGAATATGTTTACTGTGTTAGGAGTTAATCCCAGCTTGTTTGCGTACTGAAACTTGGCATTATCTAATACTATATTAAGGAGCTGCGCAACTGTAAATGCATTACCTTCTGGTTTAGCTTCATCAAATCTATCAACTAAAGAATCAATTTCTTGATAACCATTAATATTTATACCAAATGTAAATCCTACTTTATGACCAGCCATAACATTTAATACACGCTGTAATGATGCAATAGTACCAATCATATTTTGTGCTGGTACATTGTCATTAAAATATTGCGCATCACCTGTTGGCAAAAGTTGATTATCCATTTTTAGTTTTTCACCATAAAATGATTCAACTGTTTTTATAGCTTCCTTTGCAACTTCTTTAATTTCTATGGGCGTAGTAATTTCTTTATATCTACGACCATCTATCTCTATATCACCTAATAGTTTTATGTTTAAATCTAATAATTCATTAGCAGATACTTGATAGTCTTTTAGCAAATTAGTTTGTACTCTACCCTCTGTACCAAGTGGAGAAACTTTTGTAGTTCCTGGAACATTGCCCACATGAGAGTAATTTAAAAATATTGCATCACCATCCAAGTCAGCACCCATGACATTAGATACTCTAGAGGGTATAGCTATTGTAGATCTAGCACCATCTATTCCTTCAGCCGAAAAACCTTTTACTACAAATACTACAGATGATTGTTTACCATGCGCAGGAATACGAGTACCTAATACTAAATCACCTACCTTTATACCATCTTTTTTAGCTGTTGCTGGTATTATGGCTTCTGACACAACATAATCTTTACCTTCTTCTATTAAATTATTTAATGCTGAGATATATTGTTCATCAGTTGCTTGATCGATAAGATCAGAAACTTTTGTATATGATTTTAAATCTCTACCTATTGGAGATGTTTGATACGCAATTGTACCACCAAACATTGCTTTAGTTCCAAACTTAGTTAATCTTGATGCGGCTAACTGTTGGATTAAGTTATGTAATTGTGGGTGTAATCCTGGCGCGTATTGAGCTAATGATGTATTTTGATTACCAAAAAACTCTTCACCTATAAGCTTAGTAAGAAATTCTATATCTTTTTGTCTTTGTTCTGGCGTAGAATTATTTTCATAATGCACCGCATTACTGCGTTCTTGTTCAAAGCCAACCATAGATCTTGCAGCCAGCTCGTGCATACGATTTATCATCTCTTGCTCACCAACCTCAAGATTTGTGTGATGATGACCAAACAACTGTGAGGGCATGTGGAAGCTATGTCTTTCTTTATCAAGTTCTAACTGCAAACCAAATCCTTCTCCAGACAATCCATTCCAAGTATTGTTTTGATAAATTTCATTTTGTTTTTCTACAACTTCTTCTGTAGTTGTATTTTCCAAATCGTAAAAATAATCTGAACCAGGAGCATATACTTTTAATGCAGATTCAAATGTTGCTATAGGAATAAAATCATGCAGCTTTCCTGTAACTTCAGGACCTTCAACAAGTCTTTGATCTCCAATAGTCTTTTTTCTGGCTCTTAATATGTTAGCTATCTTTTTTATGTAAGGACTATTCTTCTCCATCTCTGGAGTTATTTCATCTATTTTAAATTTAGCAAATGTTCTTTTGCCAAAAACTTTTTTATTTTTATTATTGGTTTCTACATAATCATATACATGTTTGAATTGATTACCAACCTTTCTCATTGATCCAAACTTCTTTCTTATGATTTCACCATCACCAGGCAATACATAAGCTTGGCCATCTGTTGCCTTAAATCCGTCAAAGTCTG